TGGAGCTGAGCGTGGTGTTGATCCGAGGTTACATTAGTAAGGCTGGCATGGCTCTTCTCTCCCAGGTTGGCGAGGGTGATATCGGCATCGTTGATCATCGAGGCATCGACATGGCCGCCGGCATCGAGCTTGATCGGTTTGTCTGCATCGCCCGCGCCTGCAGAAACGTTTAGAAACTCTGTCTTTTGAAAGTATCTGGCATCTCCGCGGGTATTATTGTGGTACTGAGTATGGTCATCGTCTTCTTTTCCAGATAGACTGCCATGGTCAAGACCCAGGGCATCATGGGCTGCCTTGTTATGATCACTTAAAACACTGGCTATAGTATTAGGTAAAGATAAGTGCTCAGCTTCCACAAAGCCAGCCAGGTTATCATGGTTGAGCTCATCCTCACCGGCAAGATTATGACTTGCGGCATGTAATTGAGCATGGTGATCATCTGTTCCAATATTCGACAGATCATTATGATCTATTACAGGAGAGGGGATAAATACTTGGGCGTTAGCCATTTCAATGCGCTGAAAAACTGCAACACCCCCGTTAACTATGATTCTGCCTATTAGACAACCAAAAACATCTACTAAGTCGGGAATACCAACTGGCGGGGTAGATTCTTCAATCTTTCCAAGAGTCTTATTGTCCTGTCCATAAACTACGTAGACATGTCCGTCATCAGGGTGAACGAAAACCCAGTCACATTTATACCTATTACATGTTGCAAGTCCATCAACAGCATCATCTACATCGTTGTAGTTGTCAACATCTATATACTGTTGTGTTGCCAAATAATGCCATGTACCTCCATAATAAAGCACATAAGTAAAACGATCCCCCCCAACTCCAGCGCTATCCCAAGCGGAGAAGGAAGTTGCAGTAAGGCCATGAAAAAACTCTCCAGCAGTAATGGCAAATGTTTTGTCCCCGTTATCTGAGATTACTATTTCACTAGAAAATTCCCATTGTCTAAGCTTCGACGCTCGATGATGGGACTTATAAATTCCTTTACTAAATCTATAGCCTCCATTCGTAAAATGAATAGTATTATCTGCTTCTCGTAGTGCCCTACCGAGATTAATAACTGTGGTACCATTAGCGGGAGTTACATCGATCGAGTATTGGGGAACACCTCCATTATAGTCAGCATGAACATAATAACTTACATTAGGATTAGTAAGAGCTATATTATCGGTTTGAGATATGGTCTGATAAGTTAAAGATTCTGTATCCCCGGCAACATCTCGCAGAAGAAATGTACCAGCACTAACTTTAATTGTCCCTGCATTTGTGCCAGCCGAGATAACTGCCCCTGTGAGTACCATTGGGGACATAGGAATATCAATATATCTTGTTATATCATTAGAGGACAAAACTTCAGCTATAGTATTAGGAAGAGAAAGATGTTCAGCTTCTACAAAGCCAGGAAGAGAGTCATGATCAACGAGATCTTCCCCCCCTACTTCATGAGAAGAGGCATGTTTCTCTGCGGGAACAAAATCTGTTAGGTCTACGTCCCCGTCCTCATTAAAACTTAACAACTTCCCCGCTCTTATAGTAGAATTGGGTAACTCCAAATCAGGGTCAATGTCTGTTATAGAACCTAGGATTGCCCTACCAATTTTCTCTATCACCTCCTGAACAATCATAGTTAACTTATCAAGAGCTTTCTCATGGGAATCAGCGGGGAATATGTCATTCTCAATATAGTCTGTCTCTTGGGTAGCAGGGACATTCCTGGTAATAGTGAGAGTTGTAAGTACGGGATAAGTGGCTACAGTAGTCACATTCCCACCAGAAGGATTACCTACATCTGAGACAGAATAGTCTGTACCCAAACTCAAAACTGTCTCATTCCCATCCTCATCCCGGTGGACTACAAGTAGATGGGTATCACTGAGAATCAGGAAGGTATATGGAAAAACAGTTTGGCTTCCATCACAGTTATACTGATTCTTCTTCTGTTCAGATACAACAGTCATTTCTTATCCTTCTTTTTGTCAATCAAATATCCAATTCCATAGCTACCAAAGAACCATATTACTATGGCTACCATTATATATTCCCAACTAGCAGCTACGGATAAGGCAAAGGCAGCCCACTCTTTATCAACCTTGTATATAGCTACAGCAAAAAGGCACATAGTTACAAAAGGAATACAGAAGGATAGAGCCACGAAGCGTCTAGTCATCGATCGTACAGAACTCTCGCTGGCTGCTATCCTAGCTCTCTCCAGAACAAACTTAATTACTTCAGCACTAGCCTCTGATTTCTCCTCTGCAGTAAACCATAGTTTATCTATTCCGGCAATGATACCATCTTCGGCCTTCTCGGCCATGTTCATTGCCTTACTACTACCTGTTAGAAAACTAATCACTCCGCTCATCGTTACCTCCTAAGAAAAGTTCAGGGTCAATCAAGTCTATCTCAAGATGAATGTGGGGGGTCATTCCCGGATATCCCTTTTCACTAATATCTTGAGCATATCCTATTACAGCTCCCTTCTGTACTTGCTTCCCAATAAGACTCTTATCCAATGCAAAGTAGAACATCTTAATGTCCATGTCTAGGGACACAATTAGACAACCAGAATATACTCCTTTGGCATAGGGCCTAGCCTCTCTCTTGATTACTCCCGTAATAGGAGCTACGACTTCTTGACCTGGTTTACAGATAAAGTCCACCCCTCTGTGGACATGGTCCCCTCTAGGAGCTTTGAAACATCCATTTCCCCAATTATCTACACCCCTGATACCAAGACCAGTTGGACTTTTTAGGAACATCATATCCTTCTCCTCCAAAGTTCTTATGTATTTCGCAAGTGAACCTTGCATTCCTTTGAGAAGCTTTTCTATCTCCAAAAGACAATCCTTAATACTCAAGCCCCCATTTCTAAGAGAGTGCTTAAGATCCTCCAACCCTTTTCTAATCATATCAGCTCCCTTATTTGCTTCTTGTGACTTTAGAGCCATTACTATCTAGTCCTTTATGTCCATGACTATTAAAAGCCCTCCAGAGATCATTGTTTACTTTCATTCTGTCCTCTCTTTCTCTTTCTATCTGGGTAGATAAACCTTCAACAGTTCCGTTAATAATACTCTTGACAGCATAAATTACTACTACTAGAGATACACCATTGATAGCAGCAACAGAACCTATTACAAGTAAATTATTCATATCTCTTTCTAACCCCCTCCTTCTCTTTTTTGTGTCCAAGCAATAGCCAAGCATCCTCTTCAGATAAAGCCTCAACTACTCTCTTAGGTCCAGTATAGGGGGTTCCAGTGGCTACTGCTATAGATTCAATTACCTCCCTAACCTTTGTTTCTCTTTCTGCATTACTAATGAGTTTCCCTGCTGTTACAGCTGTCTTCACCGCTGGAGTAGATTGTTCATATCCGTGGGAGGCTGACAAGATAACTTTTCCCACAACTGGTATAGCACTTATAGCTTCTTCCGTTAGAGCTTCTCTTATGTCACTTGCATCTTCTGGAAGTCTTCGCTTAGTCATTGTCCAAATAACCAATGATACCATAGCTAGAGCAAGAGAAGACAGAAGGGCTTTATAGAGCCTTCCTCTCTTTACATCCTGGGGAATATCATAAGAAGCAATATTATATATCTGATTCAGCTGATTTGTGAACTGGAGCATCCAGTTTAGCATTTCGTTTGTTGTATATATCTCGGGCAAATCCTTTGCATGTGCAGCTGGCTGTGTTCTCAGGGTAGCATTCTGAGCCAGCCTAATAGCCTCAGCTTCCCCCACACGCCCCACGTTTCGGTTGTATACTGCCCGCCACCCAATTGTAACTGCTAGCTTATCCATCAACCGAATACCCTTCATACCAGACCTACCAGTTTTCTTTAATATCTTTCCAGAGTATTTCATTTCCACTAATTCTCTCTCAATCATTCTGTGCTTAACTTGCGGATCCCTGTCGTTCACAAATTTTATAATCTTGAAAGGATTAGATACAAATTCAAGCATAGCCTCAATCAAATGAGCAGGTCCAGCCTCAGGGAGATAAAGCAATACCGAAGGCAGCTGCTTACCCATAGTAACTAAATTAAAGGACAAATAAGCCACCACCATATTCTTTCTCAAAGTTTGAGATATCTTCTCTGCTCGGGTAAAAGCTTTGTAGATACTGGGATTGGCTACTCTGTTATTATAGTGTTCAAGAGCCTCCATAAATTCTGGACCAAAGTGTTCCCTCACGATTTTTCTAAAGTCTGGATCAGAAGTCAGTTTCTGCATATCCTTTACTTTCGCTCCTAGAGCTACATACCTCTCTTGCTTCGGTACTTGATCTAACCATGTACTATATAACCCTAGTCGTAATGGTCTCTGAAATTCTTTTGGTATATCTTTTCTCTCAAAGGTAAACCTCCTGCCAATGTAGGCTTTCTTTAAATTGCTTCGAATAAGAATTTCCTCTGCCAGTTCTCCCTTATGTGTATTGTGCAAAACATCTGTTCTCCGAATGGGGGTATAAAAAGCCTCATGCCCCATATCCTCATTGGAGTATTCAATATGAGCTTCTCTTACTCGATTGTAGTTACTCTCATATTCAGAAATAATCCAATCAGCAAATTCTTTTTGTTCATCAGTAAGTTTGTTGACAATCTCAGTATGCATCTCTTCTGTAACATTATTCCCAAACATTAAAGCTAGTCTCTTTCGAGGATTCTTCCATCCAGCATAGATGTCAAGCATTTCATCTAGGGTAATCTTTACCTTCCCGATCACATAGGTTTTTGACAGAGCTCTAGTAGACATCTTGAGGCTCTTTCTAATCTTCCTCCCTGCCTCTAATCTTTTATCTATCCCACGATAGGAAGCATCTATCCCTTTGTTCACCTCATCGTAGAAAAATTTGTGGACGGGGCCGGAGAATTGTTGTCCCCCATCAAGTTTATCAAATATCCTAGAGGGACGTAAGGTAAGTACTCTGAAACTGCTTATCTTACCCGCTTTATCCTTCGTAGACTTAACAATAGGTTCACCTTCTGGCCTTCCTTTTCCTTTCTTAGAAATAGCCACAATCATGTCATCTTTTTCAGTCTCAAATTCTCTATTCTTTTGAGCCAAAAGAAGTTTTCTTTTTGTCCTCCCTAGTTTTCTTAGTTTAGATACCTCATTAGATATCTCAACCAAATCATCAATGGTGTATTCATTCAGAGGCTTCTTGGAAAGAGATTTCATAAACTTGACAGGCATATCTGCTAACTTATCAGGATTGTCTTCAAAGAACTTCTGCATTCTTTCCTTAGCCCTAAGGCTTTTCTCTGAACGGAAATGAGGATCAATACCCTCCCTCATATTCTCAATAGCTTCTTTGTAGGCAAAATCAATACTGTTACCTAGAGGTCTAGTTATATTGTTAACCAAATTCTGAACATATTTTCTCTGAGCCTCTCTCTTCTTAGCTCTGTCCCTTAATTCAAGATAATGCTTTTTGGCTTTGTCATACCCCTCTTTCTTCCCCTCACTCATGGCATGTCTAGCTTCCTTAGCTGCTCTTCTCAAGGCAGCTGCAAAAGCAACATCCTCTCGTACAAGTTCTGAGATCTTGGTCTGTCCAGTAATCAGTCTGATTCTTGTCTTGGGGCTTTCAATATCTTTCGCTGCTTCAAGGCGAATATCTTCCATAGAGGGGGGAGGAATTTCAGGCTCTTCTCCTGTCAATAATTCTCTGGCCTTATCTATCATCTCAGGAGTAGGTTTCTTTCTGGGTGGTTTCATTCCTGCCTCTTCTATCAAAATATAGGCTACAGCATCAGACAAGTTATCTCTGTCTCGGGCCATCTCACCTGTAATAGTTCTACCTCTCCCAAGTTGAGGTACAGGCTGTAGTAACTCTCCTATTTCATGTCCCAGAGTTGGAGCATCAACAGTAGATAAAACAATTGTTCTACCCATTACCTCTCCGTGTCTCAATCTCATTCGCGAATAGATAATACGATTTATTTGGTCACTAACCTTGGGGTATTTTTCATCAAGGAGATCAAGAATTCTTCTTACTCCTTCGACTTTCTTACCCTTCCTTATTTTCTCAGGCATGGTTTCTACGAGTAGATCAAAGGCTGTTTTTCCTTCCGGTATTTCACCTGCAGCCTTTATCTCTTCCAGAGTCTGACCTCCTTCAGAAGCTCTAATGGCATCATTGTATCTCTGAACATCCATGCCATGCTCCATAGCTATTTCACCCTCCCCAGCAGCTATGGCCTGATCTCTAAGAGCAGCTGATTCTTCCCTAAGGATTTCTATCTGCTCTATTTGTTCTCTTGAAGCCCCTCTTCCAAATTCTTCTGCCTCCACAGAGTCCTTGAACTTTATCTCTTTCACAAATTCATATGTAGGCTTTCCCTCAGCCATAACTCTAACTTCTTCATACGGAGACATCTTGAATAGCTTCTTGAATTTGGCATACCAAGGTCTATCTGTAATTGTAATAATTCGCTCAGCCGGGATTCTAATAGAAATTCCTTTGTGCAAAGCTGTCCTGACTTCTGCTCCAGTAAGCCCCAAGGCTTTATAGGCCTCCATAGCCTCATTGGGTAATATACCCCCAGTCTGAAGTTCAGACTTCAATTCTTTTCCGCTGATATATAACTCCTGAGGAAGTTTATTATCAACCATTATCTTCCTGGCTACTTTGGCACTCAACTTGGGAGCTCCTCTGAATACCCCCTCAGCAGCTACCATCTTTCCCATAAGATCAAGAGTCTCGACTACTTCACTCACAAGAGCAGAAGACTCCTCTGGTAAAAGTTCAGCTATTCCTTTATTTCTGAAAACCTGATACCTTTCACCCTTAACCAAATTAACAGCAGCACTCTCAGCTTCTGCCACAATCTGAAAAGCTCCTACTCGTAACAAGAGTCCCAAAGGATTTGTAGCCAAAGCTGCTGTAATGGGTAAAATAGCTAAACCCCCTATTAGTTCGGGGGTACTTAACTTCTCACCAAATATCTTCTCATCCAATAGTTCTCCATAATCAAATGCCTCACTTGGAGTAATACCAAAAGCCTCCGAATAAGCATACGCATTTTGAGATCTGGCTATCAATTTCTTAGGGTCTTCCCTAATCATGTCAGCCATTCTTTGCCAGAAAGTCCTAGGATTCTCTGGATAAAAACCTGGCTCTCTTGTTTCAAATGTTCCACTTACGCCTGGCATTATCTACCTTCCTTTATTTGCCTAATTACTTTGTCAATAGGTTCTTCTTTCTCTTCCTCACCAATTATCTCTTCCTCTCTTTTTCTTATCTCCTCAATCTTGGCATTAATAGATTCATCCGTAACCAAGGCTCCTTCATCCTGCAGTTCCATAATGGCCTCTTCTCGGATAGTATACTCCTTGTAGGCTGGAGTTTTAAAAACCATACCCCAAGTTTTATCTAGCCAACCCATTACTTTCTTATCTACATAGGGCCTCATTATTTCCCTAGTGACTTCAATAGGATCTTCCCCTGCATGTGCTCTTTGGAGAAGCATACTCAAGGCTCTGGAATGCATGGTATAATTATTAATGATCTCTTTGTCAGTAGCTTCCTTAAGATCTTTACCAATGAACATCCCTTCAACTTGAGCTTTCTTTAAGGTATCAATTCCTTGAACAAGCTTTGAATATTTCTTAGGATCTCTTTCCTGAGTTAGATTCTCATACTCGTGTAACATCATAAGAGTATCTCTGGCCGACAACCCAGCCCCCATCAATGAGGCAATTCTTTTCTTATCCCAATCCCCGGTGTTAAGATACATATCTGTAATAGTATCTCCCAAAGTTTGAGGGTCAGAAACAAGATATGGATTTTTCTCTCTCCCCACGGCATCAACATATCCCATCAATGCAGTCTTTACTTTTGGGTCAGAAATAGGACTATCTAAAATGTCTCGGTGGGAGGGAAGCAATCCCTCTCCATCTTCCCATGATACTATCTGTTCCAGCAAATTGGTATAGGTAAGATCATCCAATTTATCTTGTTTCTCTTTATCTTGAACCTTCTTGATAATTTGATCTCTTCGTATTTCTGCAATGAAACTATTTCTGTCCTCTCTCTTAAGGTCGGGAAAATTCTTTTCATCCTGTAAGAAGGCTATTCCTTCATCAAAGTCCATGTGCTTAGAAGTGTACCAGGCATCAGACTTCATGGCATTGTAGTCCCAATCCCTCAGAAACTTCTGGGCCTCCTGCCTGGTAATATACCCAGCGCTGACATTCATATCCGTCATATCATAGGCATAGACTTTAAGATTCTCCTTCTCCTCTCTGGTAGCTCTTCCATAGTCCTCCGCCGAATCTTCCATAGCAGCCGCATAGGTAGCTCTCCCATGATCAATCTGCTTATCCCGAGCCATGGTACGAACTGACACCTCAGTATTCAAAATGGCATTATCCATATGAGGTTCAAATGAATCCCACATAGAATTGCCCTCCATTCTCTCTGCATACTTGGACACCATCAGTTGAGAAGCCTCTTGGAAGTCATCAAGGAAGTCATCGTAATCTGTTCTCTCCATGAATTTGAAACGAAGATCAACTAACTCTTTCCTCATTTCTCGCATATTATCATTGTACTCTGTAACTTCCCTTGCTCTCTTAAACTTAGCTGCAATGTCAGAAATCCCCTTTCCCAAATGAATAAGGCCAACTCCTGTACCTGTAAGAGGAGATATCCTCGGAGCGGTACCTTCACCACTTGGGAGAGATTGGGCATCATATGATGGAATAATAGGCATTTTCTTCTCCTTTAGAATCCGTAACCTCTAACTTCTATACCTGCAGACCTACAGAGTTCCTCCGCCTCCTCCGCTTCCTCCTCCAGGGGAGATCCCAGATAATACTGTTCCTCCCGCCATAGTAACAGCAGAAACTACAGCTTCCTCACCAGCTATTCTTTCAGCTGAAGCCCCAGCTCTTTTCCTAGCTATGGTAACTCTTGTATTGTAATCCTCAATAATAATATCTTTCTCATACTGAGCAGCAGTATCAGCCATGACTTGAAGAGGAGTTCCCTCTAACTTCACTCCTGCTTTAGCGTACCCCGCTCTTTGAGCTCCCATCATCTGAGCCTTCTGTCTTCGGATTCTTTCTTTGATAAAATGCAATCTTATCTGTTCTTGTCTAGCCTCCTCCTCTAACACAGCTGCATTATATTCATGAGCAGCCTCTGAGGCCATACCCTTTCTAAGCATCCCATAAGCTGTAAGTCCTATTCCTACTGCTGCTAACGACATCTCTCCCTCCAGATAATAGAATACAATATGAGATCTTCCTTTCCTTGAAAGAGCTTTCGAAGAACAGCTTCTTTCTCAAAACCCAAAGACTCCAAAAATTTCTTTGCTTTCTCAACAGGGAAACAAACAGACTGTAGCCGTACCAGATTTAGTTCATCTGCCATCTTATGCATGACTCTATAAAGAGCCCGGTAAGTTGCTATCCTTTTATTCTTAGGAGGAGGATTAACAAAAGCCCAACCTTCCCCTACCCGAGGTCCAAGTAAAGTTATGCCAGCAAAGAAAACAACTCCTCCGTCCAGAAGCCCCACCATAGTTCTTCCTTCTCTCTCGGTACATTGAGTTATCAATCCTCGTACCTGTTCATCAGAGAGGATGAATTTTTTCTCCATCCCTTTATAATGAAAATCCCATAGGAAGACTTCATTGTATGGAACTATATCAATACTCATACGTTTCTCCAAATGCCACAATAGACAATACTGTTAGTGGAAGAGGTTGATCTTGGTATATCAGAATCTTAATATCTTTACCATACCCCTTTGGAAAAGTAAGAGATCTCTCCCCTGTATAAAGATCAGGAGGTTGATCCATCTTCATACTAGTAGATCTAAAGGGAATAATATCTTTTTTGTCTTCAGTTCCTACAGAACAACCAAGACTTCGGTGGAATAAAACAGCTAGTTTATTTATTCTTTGAACCTTTCCTTGAGCTGTCCCTTGAGCAGAGCCAAATTCTAATTTTGGCAATATCCCCTTTACAATATAAGGAAGGCCAACATGAATTTCTGAACAAGCTGTCTCAATAACAATCTCCCCTGAGGTAACTGTCTTATTGGGAAAAACAGCTCCGTCTCCTAAGATAGCTACCTCCTCTGCTTCTAAGTGTCCAAGTCCTGATACTGTCGTTGTGGGGGCTCCCTCATATGAAAGACCGCTTTCTACAAAGAAAGCATCTTCTTGATCCTCAAAAGTGAATTGTTCCATATATTCTACATATCTCTTAGTAGAGCCATTAATAGTTCTCTTAGTAACAAGCCAGAGCTCATTACCCCCCGAGGATAAAGAAATAACTGCCAATGATTCTACTTCTCCTGAACTAACAAATCTCCCCCATCCCATTACTTCCTGCAACAAGTTCCTAGTAAAAATAGCAATTTGTCCATCTTCCCTGGTACAGAATAAAAGATTATATGGAGATTGTTGGTAAGCAAAATCAACTACCCCCTCTCCCAAGATATGCTCTGCTAATATAGTAGCATCTGTAGACAAGTAAGTATCCTTGCTAAATTCATAGGCATATTCTCGTAGATGTTTTCCATCCCTTTGAATATAGTAAAGGTAATTACCCATCTTAACAGGAGGCATGTGGTTGCATCCGAAGTTTGTATGCCTTCTCACTACAACATTAGTTGGAGTCAGAGGAATAGAAGAGTCTCCTGAACTTATATTAAATACCCCCCCTGAAGTTCCAACAAACAACATTATATCACCAAACAGCCACCTAATAACATTTGCAGCTGCTAAGGTATAAATCAAAGCACTTGAGGCCTCTGTACCAATAAGCATTACATCGTTTTCTCCTGACTCTGAGCCCCAAATTGTCTTAGGCTGATGTGCAGTATATCCAAAAAACAATCTCTGCTCGTAAAAGGTAACACTGGCAGGATACCCCCTATATCCCCAAGCTGCCTCAGCCCAGTCATCTGTAGCCCCAGGGCCAGTATTCAAATTCCCCCCATACATAACATCTGCTGTGGCACTCTTGGTACTTGCAACTGCAGTGATCTTTACATATCCATCCTTTATTCTCCAGACAAAGTTCCCAATATGCCCATCATAAAAAAGATCCTTCGTAGCAGTTAGAGTAATACTTGCTCCCGTATCCGCGGAAGGAGTTATTGTACTAGCAGTATCTGAATTGGTTGTAAGTAAAGGACCTTTTATAGGGATATAGTCAGTCAGAGTCCAATTATCATGAGCATATCTTGATAACTTTTTTGGAGGGTAGTCAGGATGCGTAATAAACATTACATCAGCTTCTTGGACGAATTGCAAATATGGTAAATCAGCTTCATCATAAGGGGAAGAAATTTCATAAGGACTTCCATTACCCATGATCTTCCCATGATCCATATAAAAACGAATGTACTCTTCTCCAAATTCTAAAACATATGCTTGGGTGACACTGAACTCAAAAGGAATTAGCCTGACTTTCTTAGCACTATTCTTTACCTCTGCTACATAACGAGTCCCAGGAATCTTTGTAATCCCACCATAAGGAAGTACTACCAGGTTCTGAAGAAGTTCAGCAGAATGCGCATACTGTTCTAAATCAGATCTACCCTTTAATAAGGGAGACCATTCCCCGGAGGTGAAGTTATTTAATAGGGGAGTTGCTTTCATCCTTATGTACCTCGTCCTCTACTTGTTATCCAAGAATGAGTCTCATATTTCTTAGCCTTCCCCTCCTGAGCATCACTTGATCTAGCACTGATTAGCTTCTCCTTATATTGATCCCACTTGTCCTTAGAGACTGTTCTCGAATTAGTAATAGCAAAAGAAACCTCAGCTGCTAACCTTGCGGCAAAGAGAGCAACAAAATTCGAGTCAAAAATGGTAGGGTCCTTGGCATCGAAGATGTACCTAAGTTCAACTGTTTCTTCATCAGTAAGAAGATGGTCATTCTCTATAACATAATCAATCTTCACCTGACCATTTATTTCGATAGACCTCAGATAGTCACTTGGAAGTTGATATTGATATACATATCCAAAAGCAGGAGCTGTTGCCATCTGCGCAAGGCTAGCCCTATGGATAGCAAAATTCCAGGGGTGCAATCTCAATAAGTCCTTCCTCGTTGGCTCATAAATAATATTGAGCTTTCGAGCATTTTCATTATCTTCCCCCATCTCCATAATGGGGTCAGCTCCAAGTGAAACCAAAGCTAAGTTGCATATTTCAACAGACATGAGACTGCCTCCCCTGGAAGTTAAAAGTTATTTACTCCTGGGTGTAGAACGTGATCGTCTGAATTGCAATACTGTCATCAGCATTTGCGTCCAGAATCTTAAGCATGATCTCGGTATCATCTAGGCCTTGGGTTGCCCCAACTCCTAGGACCTTATAGCCTTGTCCTTCATTGGCATCTCGAGTCATCTTAATACCTGCGGCCGCAACATCCAGACCATCCGCATAGCGATCCACAACATCTGCATCACCAATGTCCATGGTAACTGATGTACCAAGAGCCCCATGATAAACGATCATCTCAAGAAAAGTTGCTCCCACGGGAAGCTTGGCTACCTTTATGGTACTGTTGGCATCACAACCTGATGTGGTATAATTGTCAATCTGCACCCGTACTTTCCCACCCCAAACACCAGGATCAATAATATTGGTGCTCTTGGGGTTTTCCTGTTTGGTGAAATTAACACCCTTAACGTTAACAGCTCCCATTCTTCTTTACCTCCTCTCTCCTGATTATTAGTCAGGAGTTTCGTCACAATCGATCTGGACCACCCTGTCCTCATCGAGCCGGGTGGCTCCGATGCCCAGGGAAGCAAAGACCTGTGTGCTGTAGTTTTTGTCAGCTCTCTCGGAAATACGAGTCTTAACATCTGCCGCAATCCCGAGACCGAGACCATTTTGTGCCCAAGCAATACAGCTCCGAATGTCATCAGCGTCAACAGCAAGCATTGACTGGCTAACTCTCTTGAACTCAAAGCCCAGAAACGTATTGATCTCACCCTTTACCAGAGCCTTGACGGTGTTGTAGTCAGAGCTTGTTACTTCTGTGGTCCCCAGCAGGTTGCCCAACTGAGTAGCAGTGACCGCAATGAACCGAGGCTCATCCTCGTCAATGTCATTATTGTCAAGGATTGTTTTAGCCTGAATCAGTTTAGTAATTGTCAAACCGGTGTTCCCATCCACAATCTGATTTGTTGAGGTAGGGAAGCTTACCGGAGTTGTTCCTTCCTTGCCTGTATAGGCAGTGGCCAGAGCTGCGGTCAGGATCTCAGAGTCAATTGAACGACCCAAGGCCCATACCGCATTCTGGGCATAAGATGACTGAGGATCAATCAGCATCTTTAGTTCATCTTCCTTGTCCAACAATGTATTACTAATCCAATCGAAAAGGAAGAGTTTTCTTCTCTTATGATCAGGATCAATAATAGGAGTGTCCATATGCCGAGTAGTTCTTTTCACGGCACTGGTCTTACCCAGTTGATCAAGGTAAGCCTCCTCGCCGACAATACCTGATTTGACTCGAACACAGTTGCGAAGCCTCGATCCTTTCTGTTGCGCGAGCATCATGATATTGTTGCCGAATTGCTTTACAAAAGCAGTTGATACATCACCCATTTCAACCCTCCTAGGTGCTTAAAGTTAATGTTACATAGGGTTGTCCTTCCGGGCCCCGCCTCAAAAACAATCCGGGGTTTTCTCGTTAAAGAAAATTGTCCCACTTCCAATCAAGAAGTACTACAAGTAGGCCTTGAAGGTTTTCTACTTCGTTCCCTCTGGGTAAACTAGCTTGTATAATGCTTGGACATGGTTCACTGCAGCCTGATGCTCAGGATTGTTAGTATCATAGTAGGCATGTTTCTCATCTCCCATGATCTTACCAATCTCAGCCTCGGCCTCGGCCGGAGTAAGAGTAAGCTGAGGAACTTCTCCTATAATACCGTCCTCACTAAAGGCTTTGCCTATATCAGCAAGAAACCTAATCATCATGAGATCGTTACCATACTTGGAAAGAATCTTATCCTTATCCTCCCCCCCGAACTTGGTTACCATAGAGTTAGCAAGTCTAACATTCTGATCATATGCTTTACCCCATGACTTACGAAGTTCAGCCTCAGCTGTCTGCCTCTCTGTCTCATCCTGAGCACTCATCTCTTCTAAGATACCCTTCTCTACCCCCATCCACCAGTTAAATAATCCTTCTACCTGGTTAGGAAGAAGATTAAGCTTAAAAGCAGTATCTTTGAAATCTTTCAGGAAGTTCTCATCAATAGGAAGTTCCTTAGGAATATCATCAGTCTTCAGTACATACCCATCAATTGTCTCAGGTTTCCCAAGACGAGAGTAGACCGTATTCCATGCTTCAGCATCTTCCGGACTGGATGGAACCGGAATCTTGTCCTTCCCTACTAACTTCTGAACATTCACCCAACTCTTAGCCAGGTCTCCTGGAGCGGAGAAGCTAGCGAGAGAAGGATGGTCTCTAATGTCTTCGGGAAGAGACTCTTTGAAACTATCCCATGTTATAGGACTTCCGTTTCCACCATCTCCTTCTACCATAACTTTCACCTCCTTTCTATATAGGTTTGGCCATTTGAAATATAAACTGTAGTTGCATACCTACTCTACAGGAATCGAAAATATGAAGAAAAATTCCCCCAAGTGCTGTTAAAATGATAGCAACCACAATAGCCCATAATAAGATTTTTGTTCCCTTATTCATTTCTTTCTTCTTTCAGCAAACTTCTTGCGAGCTGCTCTCCAATATGCTGCCCCTGCTACAGCTTCGGGATCATCATAACCTTCCTTCTTTGCCTTTCTCTTAATAGACTTGAAGGTACTTGGCTCCATGATAGCTCCTCGTTTTTGTTTCTTTCTCCATTCAAGAAGTCTTCTCGCAATAGGCATTTTAACCTCTTTTATGTTTAAAGTACTCAATCTGAGCCAGCCTTCGCTTAGCTGCTTTGTACGAAAGCTCCTTGCTCAAGGGTTTCCCTTTCTCAGACAAAACCTTGTACTTCCCATGGCCTACTGGTCTAATCATTGCTTAGAACCTCTTCTCTTCTTGGAACCTTCTTCTATCATTGTCTGAAGATGTAAGTATACTGCTCTCTTTCCCTCATTAAAAATAGTAGCATTTAGATCAGGTTCTCTAAAAGTAGTAGTTTTTACAAAGCATCTCTTGGCCAGATCATCAAGAACTCTTTTCCCAGAGGCTGTAGAGAAAGTAGCCTTGTAATCTCCTTTCAGCTGTTCCCTTTCTTTTATAACTCGCTGGTCTTTACTAAGCTTGTCCAACTACCTCACCTCCTTGCTGTCCTCCGCCTAACAATGCAGCAGCCATCTCCCTTTTCTCACGATCATCCCTCACCTGTTTTACTGCAGTGTCATCCCGAAGTATCTGCGGGGGAACATTCTCTAAATCAGCAACTTCCTTCCTCACCATATCAAAATCTATACCATCAAGTATGTCTGCTTTGGCCCGAGCCATCTCTATCATGAGTTCAATGTACTCAACAATAGACCTAGTCTCAGCTGCTCTCTGTGCTCTGGCTAAAGGTGAGACATACCTCACGGTGTACTGTGCACTTTTCAATTCCTCTGGGACTACTATTATGCCTTGCCTTACTAGAATATTAAACGTTCTTACTATAACAGGCTGTAAGAACTCCTTCATAAGTCTTCCCAACATAGGAGAAAGAATAAGCATCTTCTCATCTACTCTCTTTACCACTTCGGTGGCAGTCATCTTGGGACGATTCACCATTAGAAGGAAAAGGTCTGTAAAGAAAGACCTCTGTATTGCCTCCCTTCTTGTTGATAGTTCGGCAATGGCAGCATCCAAGTTATGAATCCTAGTATCGTACAGAGTCTGGAAGCGATCATACTGGCCTAAGTCTGTACGATGATAGTTCAAGGCACCTGGTGAAGTATCCAAAGGAAGTATGTAACCATCATCTGGCCCCTGCAGTGGGGGGTCTACCATCTTCTCCTCTGCCTTCAGTACAGTATATGCCATACTGTTAGACATCTTGATGTCTGGTAGAGCAACCATGGAGCTGGAATACCCATAAGGGGACCTGTCTCGTTTAATGAAACGTGGTACAAAGAAGGGAAACTCCAGATACCCTCCTGTCTGTAACTTCTTCTTTTCAGCTACCTCAATGTAAGTAGACTCCCAAGGATAATTCTTTGCATCCTTCTTGCTAGGGTCACGGTCATAGCGGGGAGCAACTACGTGTAAGAAGTCAAACATCTCATCTTGTTTGTTGTTTCTAATAGACTCCTTAATCTTCTCACTCAGCTTATCAAGCCCCCATTGTTCAACAGCCTGCCTAGCCGAAAGCTTGAAGCGACGGAAGTTAGTATCTACAATTCCTCTTGAGTTCTCAGCAATACATGACTCCATAAGATCTCGACAATAGAATCTGACATAATCATCGGGGTCCTCTTCCTCATACATATTTGCTGTTCCAAAAACAATAAGATCTACATATATCTCATGAACAGGTTGATAGAAATTTGAGGCAGCCAAAACTTGATATACTATGTCCTCCTGTTCCCTAAGCCACTTCTTTCTAACCTCTTGGGTTCTTGGGTCGGCAAAGCCTAAAGAAAACCATCTAGACGCAGGATTAGTAAGATAGGCATACATTCCAGAGCCAAATATCTGAGCTGAATAGATTGCAGTAGAGTCATAAATATCCGGGGGGAGAAGTCCACCAGGTATCATATCAACATTGATGTCCGACTTCAGAGGCAGACAATAATAAGCAAGCTCATTCCAGTGATTCTCCCACACAAGCCTATCTGCTTTGAGCTTGTCACTCCGCTTTATATGTTGCTGTGCGGTCGCTGTAACCATGGATTAACCTCCCAACAGAGTAGGTTTTCTGGTTGATGCTTGCCCCGTCAGTCCAAGAGGAGTTGTTAAAACAGTAGGAGAAGAAATTTTCTTTTTTCTAAGAATCTTTCTCTTCTCCTCCTCTGTATCTACTTCCTCTGTCTTTGGAGCTGCTACCTTCGGTACAACAGGAGTCTTTGTTTCTTTGAACATACCAAAAGCTCCCTTCACTATACTTCCTACCAAGTTTCCAACTGCACTCATGATGCCATCCTCCTTCTCTGGTTAAATGATGATGCCTGATACCCTCTAGCCCGACGAGGAAGTTTTAAAACGTTCCGTGGCAGGCCGGAGGAAATTCTTCGCCTATATGCCACTGCCATCATTAAAGAGTCAGCAAAGTTTGGTGATTTAAGCTTTCTCTTCCTCATGTCATCTTTTGACTCAATCTTCCTTCTTCCCTTTGAGTCAAAAGTGAACCTGATTGACAGCAGCTGGTTCTTTACCTTCTCGGTATCAAGAGGTCTAAGCCATCCCTGCTTTATAAGACCAGCAGTCTCAATAAATCCCTCAGAGCGAAGATTGAAGAACTCATCTTTCTTTTTAGCTTCATGACCTCCCCTGAACTCAATAACTGTATATTTCAATTCCCTTAATCGGTCAACTATTCCCGCTCCAAGTCCATCCCCATCAACCACAACAGCCTCTGGCTTGGTTCTATGTATGAGATCAACCATCCTTCCGGTCGTAGCCATAAGGTCTAAGCCTCCCCAATCCTCTGCTAACATCTGCTCAAACTTGTGAGACCCCCTTGATTCTAACAGAGTTGCTACATTCACATCATCACCAAATCTGGCTACGTCCAGAGACAGGATGGCTGAACCAGGACTTCCAAGGGCCCCGGCCGGAATTGACAAAGCAAAGTCTATGTCTTCAGAACTCAGGATAAGATCAGCATCCTCCGTAACCTCATGATTATTCAAGACATACTGCTTGTAGTGATTAGGAGCATCATATTCCATCTCACGAAGATCTTCAATGAAATCAGCTGGAAGATTATGTTCATTATCAAAAGTAGTAGCTTGAACAGCATCATAATTCTTACGAGGGTTGTTAAGCCAAAGATTCCAAATCCAGTTATGCCCATGAGCATTAGCTATAACAACACCCTGACGAATAGGAGAGTTCTTCCGCCTTAGTCGATCACGGAGAAAGACAAATTCTTCCTCAGTCTCGAACTCCTCTGCCTGCTCTATACCAAAGGCAGTTAGATTCACGTTTTTCAATACCGCCAGCTCTGACCCATGTCTGAACATTATGGAAGAACCATTGGGGAAGTTATAGTCTTTCTCAGCATTAATGGTTACTCCAAAATACCGGGTGAAGTCCTTGATCGTAGAATCCCTCAGGTCTGTGAACTCCTTTCTTACAATAAGAACGAGAGAGTCTGGATACTTCTCACACAAACGCCACAACTTGGAAAGCATCATCATGGTCTTGCCGGTCCCAATGGCAGAGATCATAGCAGGAAACCTCTTCTTACTGAGAAGGAAATGCTCCTGATAGGGATTCAGCTTGATTCGTACATCAGGCATCTTTGTCTGTGCTCCCGTCACTGAACTCAAATACAAGCCTCGAACCTTCAGCCCCCGTAACCTCCTGGCGCTTGGTATAGCCACGATGCTTCGCCTGGGTCTCGAGGAGGAATTGGATCGCTGGCCATTTGTCTTCGAGGACCCTTCTATCCAGTCTCCCCTCTGCAAGATCAATACGAAACTCCTTGATCTCCTCCTGAATCTTAGTAAGCATCTCACTTCCCCTGATGCGGGTCCTCACGGTCCTTGGGTCCAGACCCACAATGATGGCGGCGTGACTGACCCGGCCCAGGGTTGATGAGAGAGCTCTTGCGAGGGCCTCATCAGTCACAGGCTTTCTCCCAGCCCCTTTGGTGGGAACCAGAGAGAGACCTGGCGGCTTCCGGCGACCCGTTCCGGAGAGAATATCATCGAGGACCCGACCGATGCGTTCATGTGTAGTCTCTCCCTGGTCAGGAGGAAAGAGATCTTCTTGTGTTTGAGTTTTTCGTTTACGCCTTGACATCATGCAACTATTATATACTAGTTGTAAGGCACTTGTAAATGAAAATCTTATCCCTACGCGGTAACATGTTGATATGACTACCAAAAAACTTGGCAACAGGTGCCTTGAGGTGTTAGGCTACCTCTACCTTATAACTCTATGATATTATTTATAAAATTCTTATACTTACAAGGCACCTCAGCAGAATACCTTAGCCTACTATAGATATATCTTCACTTGGGTAAAGAATACAAGAGACAGTCTACTCTGGACATTAGTTTACAGGGTACCTAGAGGTTACAGAATGTAGGTTACAGGGTACCTAGA